CTACGTCAGCAACTTTCGCAGTCTTGACGAATGACCGCTTCTGCAGTCTCGAACATGGTCAATGATTGCCAAGACGCCTGCATGGCTGGGCTCTTTGCGTGAACCCGTCCCATTGCACTTTCCACAGCGATAGACGCTGCCCTTGCGGTCAATCTCGCCAGCGCCCTTGCAGGTGCCGCACTGCTGATTGAGCAGCCACCCCAGTGCAGTCGCCACAATGTGATGCTGATCGCCTCGGTGTTTCAGTCGCTGGCTCTCGAACAGCAGCGCTGCAAACAGTCGCTCCATGTCTTCGCGTGTCGGCTTGGTGATCAGCCGCAGATAGTGCGATGCCACGCTGTAGCCGCTCATGCCGCTGGCCTTGATCACATCTACTTGTCCGATCTTGTGCGCCTCATCTGCAAGACTGGTCGCATTTGTTGCCGTGGTGTATCGCTCTTCAAATTTCATTGCTCCTCCGTTTCGGTTATTGGGGTGCTGGGTTGGCGTGCTGTTGATGTTTTGCCATGCGTTTCATGAGGTCCGCCATGAAGGCGTCGCAGAGGTCTCCCACAGCTTTGGCCTCGGTGACTGATTCGGGCGCAGCAGTCATTGGGTCGCTCAAACATTCCTTGTGCTCGGCCAGCACTCGCCGCGCCGCCCTACAGTCGTCATCCGATCCAAAGAAAAGCGGGGCGAAGTCTGTGCCGTAACCCCTCAGAAAGGAACGCAGATTCTTCTCCAACATCGTGCGCAGCGGCTCTATGTGGAAGCAGCCCTGTGTGTAGCTCCATAGCAGTGAGTGCATTTCGGTGCTATTGGTCATCAGCACTCCTCCTCTTCACATTCCACCGCCACCAAGAGCGAAAATTTCTACTGGCCTTTGCCCCGGGTTTGGCAGGAATTGCTTGCTGCCCTCGTCAAACCAAAGCGCTATCTGTCCTTCCCAGTCGCCGTTGCGCTGCTTGTCGCAGATCAGCAGGCAGTCGGGCTCCTTCTCTTCCACCTTCTGGCCCTCCTTCCGCTTCTTCTCCTTGGCCTTGTTCCGCCAGACAGCGATCACGTTGTCTACCTGGTCGGTGATAGCTCCGGTTCCCTTGAAGTCGTACTTGCCGGGCTTGTGGTCTTCGTTCGGCGGTTTCTTGATGTGATGCACCAGGTGGATGTGGATCGAGTAGTCACGGGCAATGGCCGTCAGCTCGTCGACGAACATCTTTTGGCCGTTGTAGTCGTCTTCGCTCTGTACGCACTTCATCAAGCTATCGATGAACATTTGCGTGACACCCAGCTCCTTGACGCAGTAGCGAACCACAGCGCACACCTGGGAAGCTGTCACAGTGCCCTGCTGGTCATACAGCCAGAGACGGTTTTCCACCCAATCCTTGAACTGGCCATAGAGGTCGAGCAGCATTCCCTTTGCTTCATCACTGCCCGCAAAAGCGGGATCATTTGGGTTGTTTGTAGAAAACTGCTGAGCCATACGCTCCAGGGTCCGGATAGGCTTCATCTCGAACGATGCGATGCAGCAGCGCTCACCCTGCGCCAGCAAACCCAGTGACACAAAGCCAGTCACCAAGGACTTCCCCTGTCCATTTGCGCCACCCCACACAGTCACCTCGCCCGGACGGAACTGGAACAGGCCATAGGTCTTGGCCCATGGCATGTAGTGGTGGTTAGGGCGAACTGGAGGCGCCTCAATCCGGTCAATCAGCTCCTGCACGTAGTCCGTGGCGGGCTTGACCTTTTGCTGAGCGTCTGTCTCCTTCTCGTACAGTGAGAAATCAATGTCATCAGGGGTTAGGATGTAATTCATCGCCGGTTTCCTTCTTGAAAATCATCAGGGTGGTGGTGGTCAGCGCTGCAAGTAGCTGAGGCCCGGTGCGCTTGATCGCCTCGTACAGCCGGACGGTTCGCTCATCGCCTCGAAAGCCCAACAGGTGAACTTCCAGGCCGGTCAGCGGACGGAAATCGATGCGCTCCGGAAGGTCTGTTTCGTCAAGCTGTATCCGGGCATGGAGCACGCCACCTGCAGAGCGGTTTGGAGCCTTGCGCCACGTCTGCGCCGCCTCCTTGAAGAGGTCTGAGCTGTCGTCGTAGACGCAAGCACAAGCGGGCTTGAAACCCTTGCGCCGCAGGTCCAGGAGTTGGGCCATTCCTTGCATCACACGTACATCCCGTGTTTGGACTGAGGAGAGCCGTCGCCAAATTCATCTGCATCGTCTGCCCCTTCCCAGTAGCGCTTGTTGAGGTAGACCAGGGGTGCAGGCACGTATCTCCCGCCCTCCTTCGTCCACATCTCACCTGCCTTCATTCGCTCGACATGCGCCAGCACTACCTCGACATGCTTCTCTGCACCAGCCTTTTTCCAGGTCTCCAAGCACTTGCCCCGGGCTCCTTTGCGCTCGGACCTGGGCCACGTTTGCCAGAAACGGATAAAGCCTTCTGGCTCCGTTGGCACCTTGGGGGTGTCTGCGTTCGTTGTCGGCGACACCTCACCATCCCCCGTTAGGGGGTTAGGGGGTATTTCTCTTCTCTTCTCTTCTCTAGGTAACGACTCCGTAACGCTGTCTGCGTTACTATTTCCGTTACTACTACCGTTATTTCTGTGATTTGCAGCCCTTTTTGCCCCCTGAGCGCGGCTTTTTGCGGTTGCGCCGTTGTGTCGATCAAAGTTGGCCAATGAAATCCCGGCTGCAGAAATCACAATCCAACCAACTGAAGCAACAGATTCGGTAAAGCCGGTCACGCCAAGTACGCGATCCAGTAACGATGAAGTAACGCCAGCAGCGTTACCGTTTGTGGTGTGTTGATCGAACCAGCGGAAAAGGCGCATGAGCTTGCCAACGGTCAAGTCTGGGTCGTCCCAACCCATCTTGGCGGTAATAGCAAGCGTCTCCGGCTTCTCTGGCAGGCTGCTATCAAACTTGATCCATTCACCAGCCATAGTCAGCCCTCCTCCCCCTTCGCCTTCTGCTTTGCTAAACGGATTGCGCGGATCAAAGCATCCACGTTGGAAGTTGCCACGTAGACATGGCTTGTGGGCCTTTCGAGGTCTGAAGTTTCCTGAGAGATAACGATCTGGCCACCCTTGTTGAAAGTGACTTGAATCTCATCTTGTTGCTGTACTGCTGTTGTCATGTGTCCACCACAAAAAGGAAGGAACACCACAGATAGAAGGCCAACGACCGGCAGGTGGTGGGTCTGCTTTGCGGGAGCTACCCTGGTCGTTGGCATAACTTTTAGGCCGCAGGCACCTCTTCGCGCATCGTGCGCACCGTCAAGACCACATGGCGGCGCTCGCTGGCTGGCTTGCCTGCAGCGTTCACAGCGCGGGCCGCTTGGCGCAGCTTGCGCAATGCCTCTTCGGCTTCGGCAATCTCACGCTCGATCTCTGCCAGCTCGTTGTCACTGATCACGCCGTCCTGCATGGAGTCGATCACCACGGCTGTGACATGAGAGGTTTCAACAACCAGCGTGGAAACCTTGGCTACCGGGCTTTGTTCGACCGGCCCGGAGTCGCTTGTCAGCTCGAAGCGCCCGCCGCACTCCTGGGCGATGAAATTGGCCAGGTCGTAGCAGTGAGGCGTTTTCAGCTCGCAGCACATGGCGGCAATGGCGATGCCGTCTGCAAGGCCCAGCTTGTGGGTAGCGGCGCCCGAAAGTTCTTTGCGGAATGAGTCGTCTACCTTGTCGGGGCAGAGGCGGGCGCGAATGGCGGCGCGGCCTCCGGGGTAGTTGTTCAATCCGCGGCTTACACAATCAACTGCACTCATGTCCGGATCTCCATTTTTCGGACATGGACTCGAAAGGCGCTATGCCCGAGGATTGAGCCCATGAAAACGCAAACCACCTCCACCACCCGCTGCCTCCCGCAACTGCTGGGAGCCCTCGTACACGAATCGCAGCGCACAGTGCTGAGCACTAACGTCGATGCGGCCGGAACGAAAACGCGCCTGCTGCAGACAACCAGCTTGCAGATCAATTGGTGCAATGGGGAGGCGCTCATTCGGTTTAGCTGTAGTTCGGTGGAATTAGCGAAAGCAAGCCATCAGGCGTGAGCGGCCTGCTTGGCAGAAGGCTTTGACCGGCGGGCCTGATGAATGCGCCACTGCGCAGCCTGAACCCGGTCAATCAAACGCGGTGTTAGGTCTTCAGGCCATTGAGAGATGGCCTGCGAGTTGATACCCATAGCCTTGGCAGCAGAAGTGACTGATCCGCCCAGGAGTCGAATTGCGTCTTGCTTTTTCATAGTGCCGCAATGTTAGCATTCTTACAAATTACTCGCAAGCACACTAACCTTAACAAGAAGTAAGCTAACAGTTATGAATACGCTTCAAGAACGCATTGCAGAAATCATGTCCGCCACCGGAATGAGCGTTGGCGAGATAGCCAATGCTGCGGGGGTCTCGTCATCAGCGGTAACACAGTGGAAGGACGGCCCAACAAAGAGCATAAAAATTGCCCCTGCTACAAAGTTGGCAAAGGCAATTGAGCTTCGCCTTGGGTCTCCTCGGTACGAGGCGTTATGGATAGCTACTGGAGAGGGAGCGGCTCAAGGTGCTCAGCAGAAGGGCGGAGTAATCGCATTGCACGCCGAAGATGACCTGCCAGAGGGATTTATCAATATCCCAGAGTACAAAGTTCATTTCAGTGCTGGACCCGGCGGTGTTGCGGTTTCTTATGAGTTGGAAGAAATATCAGAGCCCGCAACATACCGGCTGTCATGGCTCCAGCATGAAAGACTCAATCCGGAAAAGCTGAAGCGCTTCAAGGTCAAGAATGGGAGCATGGAGCCATTTCTGTTTCATGGCGATACCGTGTTGGTAAATGAGGCAGAAAACAGCTTGGAGCAAATTATTGACGGGAAGGTCTACGCCATCCGGTACGGAGACGAGTTGCGAATCAAGCGCCTGTACTACCGAAGGTTTAGCGGAGAGCTGGTGCTCAAGAGCGATAACCCGGCATACAAGGAAGAAGAGCTATCGGGGTCACAGATCACTGAACATATCGCCATCATTGGTAGAGTGCGCGACAAAAGCGGAACTGGTGGGCTTTGATCCCCCATGCTCCCCACCCTCCGCATAGAGAAGATAGACCAAGGCGAGTACCACGGCAGGATCTTGGATGACCGGGAGCTTCTTGGAGAGGTGTGGCAGCCCACCATCGCAGATGTCATCGGAGAGGCTGCCAGGCACTACCAACCCGCACCGAAGGCGTTCAATGTGTACTACGGGCCTGTGAGTGTGGGTACGACACTACGAGAGGCCATGCTCTATGACGCTGAGACGCTGGCTCAGAGGCTGGTGCGACTGGAGGGCACTGTAGCCTCTTAAAGCAAGAAAGCCCCTGCGACTGGAGTATCGCAAGGGCTCTCAGGTGAATCATTGATTTGCACTCAAGGACTCGGCAAAAATGATATAGCTTTCGCCAATTGGCTGCAAGCCCTAGAAACGCCCTCACCACATGGCCTGGAAGAACAAAAATATCTGGAAAGTGTTCTTGAGCTGGCCCAGCTACATCAAGGCAGTGTTCGTCGCATTTGTGCTGCTCTGGGTGGGGCTGTTCTGCGCGCTTAGGCTGGGGTGGTTTTGAGTGCGGGCTCGCTATGCTGCGATAGCCGCTGAGATGCGAGGTCTTTTTGCCCCTTCATTGGGATATGGCGCCACACACCGACCGCTATTCGTCTGATAGCCTACCGCCTTAAGCAAAACAATCACTCAATTTAGAACAATGGACCTAGAGTTCAAGCGACTCACCGAAGTCAGTCTGCAAGACATCATCTCGCTCAACAACCACCCTGACGTGTTACGCCAAATGCCTCTTGGCAGCCCAGATTTTGATGAAGTGAAGGCGAAGGTATGGGTGAAACAGAAGGATGCTCAGTGGGACAATCACGGCTATGGCCCTTGGGCATTTTTCATTGATCATCAGTTTGCAGGCTGGGGCGGATTGCAATACGAGGAAGGCGATGCTGATCTCGCACTTGTACTTCACCCGCACTTCTGGGGAAGCGGCAAAGTTATCTACGAGGAGATCGTCAAACGCGCATTCACAACCATGGGGTTGGGGTCCATAACCATTCTTCTGCCGCACTCAAGAACAAGAATCAAAGGGGTAGGAAGACTGGGATTTCAGCCCGATGGCGAGGTTGAGTTCGATGGTGTTCGCTTCCAGCGTTTTCGCCTCCTTGCACCCACTACTCCAGAGCATTCGGCCTGAGTATTGCCGACCTTGACCCAGAGCAAAGCGCCCTCCCCAGCCTTGCCCTACCATCGCCTTGCCTCTGGGAGCGGAGGCACCATGCTGTAAGTGCTTAGCCCGCTGCACGCGGGCTTTTTTTCGCCTTCGTCTTGATGAGGCCTAGGACTGCCTTACACACAACTTACAATAGTTAAACAATCAAGGATTGATTGTTGATATATTTAATTTATGATTATATTGCTTCGAGAGGTGAGATGGAGAAGCAATTTGGCGAAGTCCACGCTACAGCCCGCATCATGCGGGCTTTTTTTTCGCCTAGCGGTGGCACAGAGGTGACAAACGCAAACCCCAGACACATAGCTTCACGCTACTATTACGTCAGTGCTTTACGCCGAGTTCGTGCTCTCCTCCCTCCCTCTCTTATAACTTGCACGAGATCCTTGCTCCCTCAAGGTCGGCTTTTTATCCCGCGAACTTTGCTGCCCTCAAGGTGGCATTTTTTTGCCTGTGATGTAGCATTTCCGCAGGAGGACGACATGATCGAGCAACTAGACCCCTACATCAAACTGTTCCGTGCTCGGGCCGAGCACCTCGACGCGGAAGGCGCACCTAGTGATCCAGATGAACCCCTGGTATTACTGGCCAGCCTCATGGGCAATGAAGAAAGCGCTCTCTCAGAGCATGCGATGAATGTGCTCACGGAGATCGGTGGGCAACTCTACCGCGAAGGCTTGCGAAGAAGGCTGGATCGGCTGTCTGGGAAATAGCCACGCCATACAGCCCACATCATGAACGCAACAGAGCATCTTGAACCAATCACTTCCGCCAAGCGCATGGCAGAGATCCGTGTCGCATGGCAAATTTCCGGAAGGTTTGACCAAATGGGGCGCCCCGTCTATGCAGGGCTCTGGCATCCAGACAATGCATATAACCGCTGCATGTTTGAGACTCTCGTAGAAGTGGGCAATGAGGTGTACGGGGCCGGATCACATTGGCTCGAAGAGCGAGAAGCCTAGACACTCTGCATCAGCACCGGACAACTGCCTTCGGGCGGTTTTTTGTTGCCCAATCAGTCACAGGCCGGAACAAAACTGCAATCATTCGTAAGCAAACTTAATCAGTTTTATAAGTTAACTTGACAGATAAGGTTAGTCTACTTACATTTCACTTATCGCAGCAACAACCGCGAAACACCCCCGGCGAGCGACACGGCAGCCGGTAAAGCCGAAAGGATGCTACAGGCGGGGTTTGCCGGAAGGCCGAGAGTTGCACCAGGCGATGAGTGCCAGTGATCGCGCCAGCACCTCACCAGGTCTTTAAAAAGTCAGCCTAGCCGATGTTGCTTGTCCCACCTACGCGGGGCATTCGTCCGGCTCAATTGCATCAGTGGGCATGGCCGCTGCTCTGCGCGGTGCCCAGCCGTAACCCTGCAAGGTTGAATCTGGTGAGGGGAAGACGCCCGAGAATAGAGACGGTCACGTTGGTTGGAATCCCAGCACGCCTATCCGGAGCGAATCTGCGATAGCCCCCCTAAGTACAATGCCTCGGCGTTATGGAGCACAACTCAGAAGGCTCCAGAGGTAAAGCACATTAAATCGCTTGCCTCCTAGCTGTTTTAGCGAGCTCTAATTTTCCAAGGAGAGAGTAATTGCGTATCTTCACATCATTGCGAAACATGGCCTGCATTGCAGCAGTGACAACATTACTTGTTGCCTGTGGCCAGCGTGTCGAGGTCCCTCCCGCCCATGTCGGCAAGATCATGACTAAGGATGGCTATCAGGAAAATCTGATCCCAACCTCCAAGTTCCGCCTTGATCAATGCTGGGGTTACTGCGACCGTCTGGTGATCATGGATATCGCCGACAAGGCTTATGCCGAGAACCTTTCTATCTTTATCCCGGATGATCAACTGAACCTGGGCGTGACGGTGCAGGCAACGCTATCGATTAATCCCAAGAAGACTGAGGAGCTGTTCAAGGCGATCAGTCCAAAGGAGCTGACGGATCAACTGTCAGTGATCGAGAACCAGAAGATTTACCAGACCTACGCGTCACAGATCATTCAGAAGGAAGTCCGCGAGTACCTTTCAAAGTACAGCATTTCGCAGATTGCCTCCAGCAACGAGAAGATCAATGCTGAGCTATCCACCCGCCTGGGTGATGTTATCGGGGCACGCACTCCATTTAATGTGCGCTTTGTGGGCATCACAGGACTCAAATACCCTGAGATCATCACAAAGGCTCAAGAAGCCGCCGCCGAGCGACGCGAAGCCATTCAGCAGGAAGAAGCACAAGCCAAGGTCACAGAGGTCAAGCTGACCGCCCAGCTACAAGAGGCTCGACTGCAGCGTGCTATTGAAAAGGAAAAGGCAGAAACCGAGGCGTTAGCCCAGAAGGTGCTGGCGGAATCAGTTGATCCCCGAGTGATCAAGCTGCGAGAGCTAGAGATCGAGAAGATCAAGGCTGAGAAGTGGAATGGTCAGCTGCCCGTGTACAACATGGGCGCGCAAGGTCACAACCCGATCATGTTCAACGTTCCTGCTAGTAAGCAGTGATGGTGCTGCTGATCAACCTGATCCCTTTAGTGATCGTATTGGTCGGCGGATTCATGACTTACAAGAAGCGTAAGTTATGGATCGCCATAGCCACGATCCTCGCCCTGATCATTTACTTTAAGGCGCAACCTTCGTACATGCCCAAGGGTGACATCCAAAGGTCGGAAATTCCTGAATTCACAGCCCCAGCAAATGCGGCAATTGAAGACCGGAATCGCAAACCTGTACCTGTGGAAGAGAGACGACAGCAGATGCGTGAGGATGTTCAGCGAGGTCCTGCATTTAGGCAGTAGACGATAGCTGTCTCCGCACCCTCTTGCTCTTTCCAAAACTGTATCCATGCCCGGAGCGGATCCGGGCGGGAAACCCAAGCCTTGTGACAGAGGGCTTAGGTTTCCAATGAGCAATGCGATAGGATTTACACATATCAATTAGAAATTACTCAGGGGACATCGGTGTTCAGACTCATCGTGTTTGCAATAAGCCTATTCGCGGCCTGGACCATCTACTCGCAATATCAGGCGCAGCTTGTCGAGCACAGTTCAGAAGATTCAATTTCCACTGAGTCGACAGAGGCGGGCTCTTCTGCCATACAAAATTCTGACTTTCAATGTGATGGCCGTACTCGATGCTCACAAATGAGATCCTGCCAAGAGGCTACGTTCTTCCTGCAAAACTGTCCAAACACCAAGATGGACGGTGACGGCGATGGAGTGCCATGTGAGCGACAACTCTGCTCGGTATCTAAACGGCCATAGCCCAAAGCCTCCATGTCAATGAACTAATTGATTCGCCGGTCCAAGCGTGTCCTTCTCCGCGCTTGGCTTGCCCTCACGGGACCGGCACCATTCACCCACCAGCCCGCAACACCAGCGGGCTTTTTCTTTTCTGGAGCCCAACATGGCTGACCCCACCCCTACCCCACCCAAGCGCTGCGGAAGCTGCGGCGCACCCGTAGAACGCGAACCAGCACCAGGCGAAGGCCTACCCTGCGGCCACTGATCAACCCACTGATACGAACGGAGGCCTTCAATGGCTGAACAGCTTTCCCTTGCATACCGCCTCTTCAAGATGCGCCGCTGGGCTGGTGCTAAGTGGTCCACCGCTGCGCGCTGGGCCTGCAGCCTCGTATGGCGCAACGCGCGCAACGAATGGGCTGAGCGCCGCGCCCGTCTGGATCGTCGTGCCGAAGTCGAACGCGCCGCCCGCCAACGCCTGTAAGGAACCCCGATGTTGAACAACAAAGAATTGCGTGCTCTTTTCGTCTTGCCACCAGTGCAAACCAGCACCAGCACAGCTTTGGCAACTGTGGAGACGCCCGCGCCCAAGAACGAAACTGGCGACCGCGAGATTGACGCCGTTCTCTGGCTTCAAGACTGTGTGCGCACAGGTGAGGAGGGGCTTATCCGTCACGCGCTGGAGGCCGCGACAAAGATCAAGACACCCATGAAAGAGTTGGGGCTACGTTATGGCCAGATTCTGATGCGCCAGCATGGAAGCCCATTCATGGCGGCAATGGGCTCAATGGGGTTTGGCGAGCTGGAAGAAGCCGCCAAGCATGCGATCAAGAAGCGACAGGAAATGCACGCGGCTGTATCACGGTTCGGCTCTGTCGAAAACGTGTTCAAGCTAACCCCTGCTGAAGAGGCTTGCAAAAAAGCGCTGCGCGGCTTGAAGCCCAAAAAGAGCAAGCACGGATGGCATGAATACGATCCTGCGAAAGCTCAAGAGCGATTCGCCAAGGCCTTGTTGCATAAATCGGTTTGGGACTGA